TTTTTATCGGTCAACCGTGGAGAATCACATAATCTCGCTTGTTTTTGCTTCACGCCGCAGACCCATTCAATGCGATTCTTTTTTCTGTTCTTGTGATAGTTTACATCGCATAGGCCGCAACTAATCCTCTTCGAACAAGAGTGATGTATCTTTTTGCCAAGTCCTTTTTTTCTCCTCTTCTGCAAAAGCATATTTTGTACTTTTTCAAAACACTCAGGTGAGATAATTCTGGGATAGGCATTCTCAATGAGGTACATATCCTTGTCACTATCTTTAAGAAATTCGACTTTTTGAGAGAGTAAACTGTTATATTGATTTGTAATCTTCTCACCAATATAAGACCTATTCTTTAAGATATTCAGTATCAATGTATGCGACCAAATAGTCTGCCCACTAACGGTCTTCACACCTCTATCCGTTAAGAGTTTTAGAATTTCAACGGTTTTCATGCCCCCAAGGAAGAGTTCAAATACTTCTCTTATCACCTTAGCTTCTTCTTCGTGAATGACTGCAATCTGTCCCTGTGTTGTCTTTACAATTTTATAACCGAACTGTCTTCTATAAATTGGATTCCCGGAAAGGATTCGTTTGTTTTGGCCCCACTTAGTATTGTTGGCTATACTCACAATTTCATCTTGGCTGACCGCCGCCAAGGCTGTTAGAAAGAACTTGTTTTTTCTTTCCATACTATTGATATTTTCTTTCTCAAAAATAACCGGTATACCAAGAACACTTAAATGGTCCACAACTTCCAGAAGATCTTTCGCGTTTCTAGAAAACCTAGAGATGCTCTTCGTTAACACCAAATCTATCAATCCATCGTCGCAATGTCTAAGGAGTCTTTTGAACCCGGGACGACCATCTATCGTTACACCTGATATCTCCTTGTCATAGTATAAACCCACCAACTTATATTCATCATGACTTCTGATGTAATGAGTGTAATAATTCAACTGATTCTCTAGAGAGTTGATTTGCTTATGACCACTATGTCTACTAAGCCTGCAATAGGCAGCCACTCTTAACTTTCCATTACTCTCTTTTTCTGGTTCTTCTTTTTCCTTTGGCCACAGCACTTCAACCATCTTTTTTCTCACAACAAAAACTCCTTTCACTAGAGCCGCCTGTTAAGTACCAGGTATACTATTAATGGCTCCAGTCCAGAGATAATGCAAGTACTATCTCTAGAATGAAAGAAGTTCTTTTTCTCTTTTTCTCGATCTGTTTCTCAGGTCATGGGCATTAGGTTTTCTTAGGTTTTGTAAGTCGAGAGTTGTGAATCTCTGTTTCAGATGGAGCTATCTTGATTTCTTACTCCTCTGTGGTCTTCTCCTAGCGTCGACTTCATATGAAACGCCGCATTTTAGTTGAAACTCTACTCGCCATTTATTGTAGACGATTCCCTTCTCAATGACCTTGATTAGGATGTCCGCATCAAAGTCTTCTTCAGGACCTTTGATGTTCTCTAAGACTTCAATTAGGATTTTCAGATTCTCTTCAAGGTATTCACTTTCCTTTTTGTTCTCACTCAGCCCATCATACTCCATTTGGAGAATCTCCTGTTCGTATATTAAGTGTCGCATAGTCGCCTCGTAAATGACCTCATTCGATCCTGTTGCTCTGGCAGCCATTGCAGTAATTTTATCTGTGATCCTATCGATTTGAGTGCCTAGTTCATTTAGCCTTCTGTCTTCTTCCTCTGTTAATGAGGCTTCTTCAATGGCCAGTTCCACATCTTCAATCAGTTTATCCTTACCCTTTTTTATGTCGAATAGAAGCTTCATGAAGGCCCGCTCTAGTTCTTCCTCCCAAACATAACTACATTTGCAGTCTTTAAAATTTGCATCTCTTTTAGAGGCAACTCTACAGTGCCAGGCCGTGAACTTCACAGGTGCTCTATCCACTCCGCAGTGAGTCGTGAGCCGCCTTCTAGTCACCGGCCTTCCGCACTCTCCGCAAAAGAGTTTATTTGAAAATGGTGCTGCCCCGCTGTAGGCCATATTGTACTTATTGTCTGGATCCCTAAACATCTTACTACGTCTATTCAGCTCTTCTTGTACCTTTTCCCAATCTTCCTCACTGATGATCGCTGGATGGTGATTTCTAATATAGTACTGCGGCTGATGCTCTTTATTTCTCACTCGCTCATGGGTCAGAAAATCCACCGTCACGGTCTTCTGTGCTAGACAATCACCTTTGTATTTTTCGTTTCGTAGGATTTTGTACACAGAATCTGAAGTCCAGGTCTTCTTATTTCTCGCTGTCCTAATCCCATCTTTCATCAGTTCCTTGGCAATTGTGGGGGTACCTTTCCCTTCAAGTACCTCCCTGTATATTCGCCTAACCACTTCAGCCTGCTTCTCATCGATGATAATATTTCCATCCTCGTCTTCTGTGTATCCTAGAAAGTAGGTCGTTGGAACATGGGCTTTGCCCTGTTGGAACCTTTTCTGAACTCCCCACTTCGTGTTTTCTGAAATGGACCTCGACTCTTCCTGGGCCATGGATGAAAGAATAGTGAGGAACAGCTCACTTTTACTATCTAACGTATCGAGGTTTTCCTTTTGAAAGTAAATCCCAATACCGAGGTTCTTCAGCATTCTGATGTAGTGTAGACAGTCCAGGGTGTTCCTCGCAAATCGGCTGATGGATTTGGTGATGATGTAGTCGATTTCTTTCTTCTGGCAGCGCTCGATCATCCGATTAAACTCAACCCGGTTCTTAGTTGAAGTCCCTGACAGGCCCTCATCAGCAAAGATCTCTACGAGTTCCCAGTTAGGGTTCTTCTCTACATATTCTTTGAAGTAAGATACCTGTATATCGTAGCTGGTGGCCTGCATGGCTGAGTCTGTAGAAACACGTACATAAACCCCTATTCTTTTCTTTTGGCCATCAAAGTTCTCTTCATTCCTCGAGGTCCTAGTTCGAGCTGGGATGATGCTGACCCTTGATGCTGGCAGCCTTCGTGTTTGTTCTGTATTCATTAAGCATCTCCTCCTTCTTTAAGACTGACCTCTGTTTCCTCACCAGTAATCCACACAATTCTCAATAAAAAAGATGACTCCGCTATTACACGTGTCATCCATGCCCTTAAAAATTTTGTGCTATCTAGTTTTTTGTATAACTCATTGATAGGATTCGTTGACTCTTTAACTCTACCAAGCTCAGCTATAGCGTCTTTTCTGTATGGATCATCTGAATCAATCATTGCCCACCAAGGTTCTCTTTCAGATATATTTTTTTCGATAGCTATTCTCTGATTCTCAAGCTCAATACTATCTTTATTTTCAATAACTGCCATGCTCTCTGCGAAGAGGGCTTTTTCCAGTTCTAGGCGCAGCCTGTTCTGTTCTCCGTCTCTCAGAACTTCTGTGTTTAAGAGATTCTTCTCAAGTTGAATGATTTGACGTTTTGCAGGTGCCTTTGGATCAATCTCAAACTTCTCTATAAAGGCTTTCTTTAGAGCCTTATAAATCGTCTCATCTTTGATACCATCCATTTTACAGAGTCTAACACTTTTCATGCGTGTGCTACATCGCCATGTCACATATCCTCTGGTCTTGTATCTATGGTAATTTGCACCGCATTCACCGCAGACAATTCTTCCGGTAAAATCATAGCGTTTACTAGGCCCGCGCTTAACCCCCTTCGTTTTGGGTTTAAGCATCTTTTGTACACTTTCAAATGTATCTCTATCAATAATCCCTTCATGATGATCTTTGATGTAGTATTTCGTTTTTTGTCCTTTGTTCACTACCTTTTTATGGGTTAGATAGTCTTCTGTAAATGTCTTTTGGCAAACAACATCCCCTACGTAACGTTCATTTCTAAGGATTGATGTAATGGCAACGTTGGTCCAGTCATTTCTCCCGTTTGCCTTCACATAGCCATTTCTGATAAAGTGATTCGCAATTTCAGTCGGGGTTCTTCCTTCTAGAAACTGTCTAAAAATCTCACGCACCGCGGCTGCTTCCTTTGGATCTATCACCCATCGTTTACCCTTCACCTTTTTATAGCCAAGAATTCTAACAAACCTGGCTTCGCCTTGCTCAAAGCGCTTTGATGTAGCCCAAGTGATGTTTTCTGAGGTACTTCGGCTTTCCTCTTGAGCTGTTGCCGCGAGCATCGTGAGTATAAATTCGCTCTGCATGTCCCCTGTGTAGAGATTTTCTTTCTCGAACAGGACATAGATCTTTTTCTCTCGGAGCTCTCTAATTACTTTTAACGTGTCCATGACATTTCGAGCAAACCTTGAAATGGATTTGCAGAGGATCAAGTCGATCTTACCAGCTTTGGCGTAGCGGATCATTTTATTGAACCCGTGCCTACTTTCCATCTTCGTTCCGGATTTGCCAAGGTCTGAAAAGACTCCAGCAAACTGCCACTCAGGGTTTGAGCGGATGTAGTTGGTATAGTGAACAATTTGATTATCAAGTGAATTCATTTGAAGCTCTTCTTCCGTACTAACCCTGCAATATGAAGCAACTCTTAATCTTTCACTATCGATCGCTAGGTTTCCCAAACTAAGTTCACTAGAACGATTTCTTGACGCTCCGTACCTAAAAGTTTCATTGTCCATGTCTAGTGTTCTCGCTGATAAAGTTTTCTCCACGATTCTTCCTCCTTTCGTCTAGTAAGCCATTCTATAAAAATCTTTTGAATGACCATCCAAACACCTCTTTTTAACAAAAGACCCTGAAACGCTGAAAATTCAATGCTTCAGGGTATCGGCGTCATAGTATATATCACTTATAAACAGATGAATAGCAAGTCATTTCTACTATAAATTGGGATAAAAATAAGCCGATGCTATAAAGATAACACCGGCTAGAGTTTCGCGATTTTTCTTCTATTCATATTTCAGATAAGCATCAAATCCAGCTTCCTTTAGTCGGGCTATGAGGGCCTCTGAATTCTTCTTGTCATTGAAGGCTCCCACCTGCACTCGGTAGTATTTTTCACCTGATTCATTCTCCGGTTCTACTTCCACACCAGCACTGACCATTTCAAGATTGTCTTTATCAACCCAGGTCATAATGCCAGCCTTCTCATCCATGGTGCTTTTCAGAATGGTTTTACCGAGAAGGACGCATTCCTTGCCACCTTTGACCACTGGTTTTCCACTCGAATCATCCTGGGTTATCAGGTGATAGTTCCATTTCACCCAGTTTGGTATGATTGGACCGCCTGGATAGTAGGTTTTAGCGGATGCCTTGATTTCTACAATATTACCAACTTGAAAGACCGTTTTACTATCATCTTCATTTTCGAGCGCTCTTTTCACAGCAGCTCTAAAGGTGTCCATATTCTCCCCATGCTTTGGAAACCAATGGCCCACATCAGAATGGTTTGATGCGATTCCTTTCTTATTTCCTTCCGCATGGCTGATAATGTCTTTCTCAGTCAGACCATACTCTCTGCAGAGATAAACACAAAGCTTCACTGCATTTTCCCAAGCCGCTCTAAAGTAGGCTTCATTTTTCTTCACATCATAGCCTACCATCTGATTCTTAGAATAAGAAAACCCACCCGGCTCACATATCTCGAGACCGATGTGAGTATCATTCGCTTTTCCCCCGGCATGCCAACCCCTGTGATTCCAAGGAAGGTACTGCCAGATTTCTTTATCATCCAGGAAGGCATGAACACAGACCTGACGTTTGATCTCTTTCGCTTTATAGGATTTGTTCCACCAAATGAACCAATCCCCCGCCATTACTCCAGGTGCCGCTGTAGAATGAACCATGATACCTTTGGGAGTGATCTTTTTCCCTGCGGTATAGCAATCATTTCTGGTCATGTACTTAATTCTCAAATTACTTAGTCCCATCCTTGTCACCTCCATCCTTCAGCTGCTCTAGGATGTCTCTCAGCTTCTCTGGGACCGGTAGGCCGAGCCTTGTGGCGTTTTCAACGATGCTGATTCCTTCATTGGATAGATAGAAGAAAATCACTGCTGTTCTGATGGCGCTACCATCTCCGATAATATTCTGATCAATGATGTGTGCCACTCCTACCAAAGAGAAAATCACTACTTTCTTAAAGATGCCCTGAGCACCTACGTCGCTAGATAAGTGCTTCTCAAGCACTGCACACATAACACCCATTAGATAGTCAACCACTACAAAGGCAATCAGGGCATATAAAAAACCATCGTAGCCTCCTAGAAAATAACCAAGCCATCCACCAACCGCCGCAAATATCATCTGAATGAAATTCCAAACTTCTCTCATTGTTATCCCTCACTTTCATGAATTTTTGTATATAAAAAAGCGCCCCCACATTGAGGACGCCTGGTGTCTCTATTCTGTTTGATTGATTCCCTTAATAGGGTGCGAAGTAAATATACCCACTAGCCTTTATATAAAAGCCATCGCCCGGAATGTAGATGGCCCCATCAAATGTATCGTATTGACTTACCGATAGATCCGGTTGTTCTACTCCCTTCCATCTGATGCCGTCATCGGATAAATACATCATCTTCTCAGTGAACAAAGCGTATTTCTTCCACTCATTCATCCAGATGATATTCCTTGGACTAGAGATGTTATTACTAGCGAGGTCACCGACCCATGAAAGATTCGTCTCCGTAATCTGTGTGGCATCGTCACTCATCACAGAGAGTTTCACATTGTAAATATAATCTCCACCCATTTTTCTATAGTTATACTTTGTCACAAATAGCTTTTCATTTACTGACTGGATGAACATGTATCTTGTATCATTCTCGTCTTCTGGTATTGTCGTGATCCACTCATCTGGAGCCATTGAACTAGCAATAGCTATTGATTTATCGCCGCCTACCACACCTACAAAGCTTCCTTTATGCGCTGTTAGGTATTTAAAGATGGGCACCTTTTTTTCTTCAGTTGGTTCGATAAGAGTCCACTTAGTTTTCTCTTCTAATGAATCAAAGCTATGATAGATTGGAGTTTTCTCATACCACCAACTAACGACGCCACTTGATTCTTCCGCATCATATGCCGCTGTCGCCATGGCATTATAGGCTCCTTCACAGAAGCCCGCGTTATACCAAGTGATGCCATCATGAGAAGCGATGATATTAGCGAGTCCCGTAATCTTGGCCAGGAAAACTCCATCATCCGCGTAAAGTATCTCTGGTTCTCCATTTTCCCACCAAGAACAATCCACCATTGTCCACTCGCCACTATCTTTATCAAAATATGAAACGTAAGGAGCTTTTGCTCTATACACAGCGATCTGAGCACTTCCGTTATCATAAACATTGATCTGCTTTTCATCACCCAGCATCTCGTAACCAAAGTCTTCAAGGGTTAACTTTTCCCAGCTAAGTGAGTTCAGTTCAAGGTTTTCTACTGCATCATCGTCAAGATACTCTATCGCCTTAGCTTCATCAACTGGTGTGGTGTCAAAAAACACCATCGCGACGATTGCAATAAAAGCGACAATCATCAAACTGATGATGAGCTTACCTTTACCACTTTTTATCACTACTTCTCACCGCTCCTTTCAAATGGATAACATATAGACACCATCTATGAACTCAAATATCCTACGATATTCTGACATCTATTATAAAATATATAACTATATTTTTCCAATCAATTCGAGCGTAAAACCATCTTTTTAATCGCCTCACTCAGCTTAAGAAATGTAGTTTTCATTAGTATGGGGCATAGTAAACATAACCGCTTGCTTTAGCATAAAAACCATCACCAGGAATATAAATCGCACCATCAAAGGTGTCGTACTGGCTTGTTGTGAACGCTGGTTGATGTACCCCTTCCCAGTAAAGACCATCATTAGAAACGCAGAGCATGCTCTCTTTAAGAAGGGCAAACTTGCCCCAGTCCTCCATCCAGATGATGTTCCTTGGATTTGGGATATTGTTGTTGGCCAGATCCCCCACCCAGGAAAGATTCGTCTCTGTAATCTGCGTGGCATCGTCACTCATCACGCAGAGCTTTACATAGTAGGTATAATCGCCGCCCACATTGGTGTAGTTGAACTTCATCACAAAGAGGACATCGTTCACAGACCGAATAAACATATACCTGGTGTCGTTCACATCCTCTGGTATGGTCGTGGTCCAAAGACCAGGACTGGCTGAACTGGCTATTGCTATGGATTTATCTCCACCAACAACGCCGACAAAGTTTCCCTTATGGGTGGTCAGGTATTTAAAAATCGGTACCGAAGTTCCGTCAGATCCAACCAAGGTCCATGCAGTTCTTTCCTCTAAAGAGTCAAAGCTATAGAAGACTGGCGACTTGTAGTACCACCAACTGACAATACCGGACCCTCTGGCCATGTCATAAGCCCCACAGGTCATGGCGTTATAGGCTCCAGGGCAATACCCAGCATTATGCCAAGTGATGCCATCAAAGGATGCGATGACATTGGCAAGGCCCACAATCTTGGCAATAAACACACCATTAGCTGCATAGAGAATCTCCGGTTGGCCATAGCTCCACCAAGGAACGCTGACAACGGTCCACTGCTTGGTGGTCTTGTTCCAGTAGGACATGTAGGGAGTCTTTGCAAAGTACACAGCAATTTGAGCGTTGCCATTATCGTAAACGTTAATCTGCTTCTCGCTGCCATACTGGGTGTAGCCAAAGTTGTTATAGTATTTCTTTGACCAACTCAGTGTTGGAATGGTGAAAAGAACCTCTCCTCGTCCACCGAAAGCTGTCCAGATGGCTAGGGTGTTATTAAAAATATGATCATAGCTCATGGATTCAGCCCTCCTTTATACTTTCGTTACGCTGGTGATTCTTCCGCCGCTATCCACGGTGTAGTTATATGTTGCTGTTGTGCCATCTGCATATTCGATATAAAAACTCATCATATCCACTGTTAACGTGAAGACTTCTTTTAAGAGTAGCTCCGAGAAAATGTTATCCAGGGTGATGCTTGTGATTCTTCCGCCACTATCGGTGGTGTATTGATACTGGGCATGATATTGATGGGTATCGCCCTTCTCCACTGTGTAGGTCACATCAATGGTGGTATCCGTCACTACAAGATTGGAAACTATGGTATAGGAGACCCCTAGGTCATTCACCTGTGTTTGAATGTCATCCACCGAGCTTCCCACATTATTTAAAGAACTCTCTATCCGGTAGAAGGTATCTGAAATGCTGGGTCTATACCTCCCAACCTCCACCCGGATGTTGTACCTATAAAAGGGATTGTACTCCAGGGAAATGATCCTAGTCTTCACGTTGATCCCCAGGGGATTAAACACAATCTGCACATTATCTCCCACAGCTAGGTTGAGTAGCTTAAAGAATGAAATATCATAAGAAGATGCATTCTCCCTGGAATCATGGGATACCGCCACGTTGGTGACATTCCTTGAATCCATCACCGGGATATAGTCGGTACTTCCCCTATGACTCCGAATGTTAATGTTGTATCCATCGTACTCAATCTCGCCACCAAGGATAGCAATGTACTGCATCAGGGCAGCCCTTCTTGAGACTTCCTGATTGATCTTCATAGTGACACTCTCTGTGAAATCTACAATCCCCACGTTAAATGGTGTACCGGAAAGAACCTGCGCAAGTCCAGCAGCCGGATCTCCGGTGAACTCAAACTCCGTGATGTTATACATCTCATGATTCAGGAGATAGGAGACGTGCTCGCAGATCACTGAACAGATGGGAAGGCTGCCCTGAAGACTCTTTGATATCTGAACGATTTCAAAATACTGATCATCTAGCTTGGCGATCTGTTTTACCTTAAGTGCCAGTGCTGATTTTGCAAGTACCGTGAAAGAAAGGGTGTACTCCCCTTCCAAGGTTTCTCTGACATTAGCACTCATGACTTTTTTGATGCTTTGAAGAAGTGTACTTCCTGCATAGATTTCAATCAAGGCTTATCCCCCCTTTCTGTTTTATGATCCTGCTACTCCGAGATTTCTAACAGTGACGGTATTTTGATTCCACTGAAGCTGGGCTATGACTCTTGTTAGAACATTTCCATCAATGGTAAGTGGAATGGTCACATCAAAGACTGCACCTTCAGAACCACCTAGACTTCCTGAAACTTGAGAGTTCAGATCGAGATCAAAGTCTGTAGGGATAGCTCCTTGAATGTCTTTTTCAACCCCGCTCATGGCTTCAGTAAAGCCCTCTCCAATACCTTCACTCATGTTGGCACCAATCCCAGCGAATACTTTTGATGGTGAGCGGATTCCAAGAACACCTTTAACACCTTTAACGATACCACTGACCATGCTATCTACTTTTCCTTTCAGCCAACCGATCATGGAGGAGATACCGTCCCATAGACCTCTAGCGATGTTTTTTCCCACATCATTCATAGAAGGAATGGCTCTTCCCAGTCCTGTCACAATTGCCGAGATGATTTGTGGAAGCTGACCGACAAGCTGCGGAATGGCTCTGATGAGTCCTGCCGCCAGCTGGATGGTCAGCTGAATGCCCATCTCAATAATCTTAGGTAAGTTATTTGTGATGAAGGTAATAATGCTATTGATAATTTGAGGGAGGGCATCTATTAGCTTCGGCAGTGAGTTGATCAGACCCTCGGCAAGGCCACTGATGATCTGAAAGGCTGCATCAAGGACCAGGTCTAAGTTGTCGATCAACGTCTGGGCAATGAGAATCACTGCTTCAACAATGGAAGGAACCAGCTCAGGTAGTGCTTCACCAAGTCCCGTAGCAAGGGTAACAATCATCACAAGGGCTGCTTCTACAAGTGCTGGCAGATTGGCGATGATTCCATCTACTAAAGTCAGCACCAGTTGGAGTGCGCCTTCAGTAATCTGAGGTAGAGCTTCGATGAGTCCACCTACGATGGTCATAATAATATTTGTCGCCGCTTCAATAAGCGTTGGCAAGTTATCGATGATGCCACTTACTAGAGCAAGAACAAGGTCCGGTGCCACTTCGGCAATAGCCGCTATGAGTCCAGTCACCACCTCTAAAATCTGCGGAAGAATCACTGCAATCTGATCCACCGTTTGCCTGGCCCCTTCTTTTAACTCTTCTGAGGCTCCGTCTTGGCCAGTAATTAGTCCGGTAAGCCCATCAAGCACCATGGTGAAGCCAGGAAGGAGCTGCGAGGTGATGTTGTTTTTCACCCCTGCAAAGGAACGAGTGAGGTTATCCATGGCATCGGTGTAACCCACCGCCGCATCAATGGATTCATCACTCATCACTAGGCCAAGTTCACTGGCTTTATTCTTCAGAGCATCTGTGCTTTCTGCTGTTTGATTTAAAAGGGCTCCAAGCTCTACAGAAGAAGTGCCAAGAAGGTCATTAGCAATAGCAGCTTTTTCGCCTTCATCTGCAATCCCCTGTAGTCCTCTAACGGTCATCTCAAAGACTTCTTCTCGAGATTTCCCTTGAAGGTCCTCCATAGAAATGCCGAGTCTTTTAAACTTTTCAGTAGCAGAAGCACTCCCATTAATGGCATCATCCACGGTGCTATTCAGTTTCTTCATCCCGGCTTCAAGAGATGAGATGCTGGCACCATTTTGAGAAAGTACATACTCCCATTCCTGATAGCCTTGTCTCGAAAGGCCCAGTCTTTGACTGGCTTTATCCACTACATCTCCGGCGGCAGCTGCATCATTTGCCATATCATACAGCTTCTTTCCCGCACCCACTGCTGCAGTTCCAATGGCTGCCATGGCCACACCAATACCGGCGGCTACACCCTTCATGACAGAACCTAGTTTTTCAAACTTTCCACCGGAATCATCTGCTACTTTAGCTGACTCTTTAATCTCATCGCCAAACTTATCAGCTTCTTTACCGGCATCATCAAATCCATCGCTGGCTGCATCGAGAGCTTTATTGTTTTCATCAAGCTCCCGCTCCATCTTATTAAGATCTGCATTTGCGTTATTCAGCTGAATCTGCCATGCTTTCGTTCGCTTGTCATTCTCACCAAAGGAGTCGGCAGCATTTTTAAGGGCAGCTTCCAGAGTGCTGATCTTGTTTTTCTGGGCATCGATCTCTTTGTTCAGAACTTCATTTCTTGCCGTCACCGCCTGTAGAGATTTATCCTGTTTATCAAACTGAGATGTGACAAGCTTCATCTCAGAACCAAGCACTTTGAAATCTCTGTTGATTTCACGAAGGCTATTCTTGAACTCCTTTTCCCCTTCAACCCCTATTTTTAGGCCAAAATTGCTATCAGCTGCCATAGTGTCTCACCTCCTCCTCATTAGGCATGAAAAAAGACACCTCGTCTCAAGTGTCTAAAAATCATCTAGATCCAAGCGGGAATGACGTCATCGATCGATAGATTTAGCTTCGGTTTTGCGATGCCAATAAACTGCTTGTGGCATTCCCAAAGATCCATCAGATAACCTATAGGCATCAACCACACTTCATCTTCTTTACGATTAAGATGGACTGTGCCGTAGTAAATCAGTCGGGTAAATAACTCCTCCTCACTTACCCGACTACCTCGTTTTTTGAAGGTTCGCTCTCCACATTTCTCTCGGTCCCCTTCATCATACTGGCCATGATGGCGTTCTTGTAGGTCGCTAGATCAAAAGGTGTGGTGAGAAGCTCCACTTCTTCTTCGGTGAGGAGCTCTTTTCTATGATCCTTATTCCTGATGTTATGAATCAAGATGGACTGATTGGCCAAAAGTGTAATCAGCCACACAATCTCAGAAAGTGCCATTTCAAAGTTCTCAGTTTTCATGAGCTTCTCGCCCAGGTTTTCAAGACCACCATAACGCCCTGCAATTTCTTTTGTTGCCTTCGTGGTGAGTACCAGCTTAAATTCTATGCCTCCGATTTCGATGGTGGCGCTTCTATCTTCAGCTGCTTGTGTTAGTTTTACATTTTCATCTGCCATTTATCTTCCCTCCATTAAGATACGATTACTGTTGCTACCTCAGTGGTCACAGGATCTGCTCCACTTAAGTTCAGCACACAGTAATAGTAATAGGTATCTGCCACAAGGTCCGTTGGGATATCAAAGCTGGCAGAGGTCTCTCCATTAATTGGTGTACCGCCTGTAGAACTGTCGATGGTGTTTTCATACCACTGATACGTTACAGGGTTAGACGTATTGGAGCTTGCCACCACAGAAAGACTTCCAGTTATGCTACCGGCTGTCACTTCGGTGAGGGCTGCAGGCTGAGTCGTGATGGTAATCGCCGGTGTAACCGGAGTAAAGTCCGGTTCATACACAGACGTAAACCACCCGGAAATAGTCGATGGTGCAACTCCGCTATCTCCTTCGGTGACTTCGGCTTTCCATGGGTGCTTGTTCTCCCCATCCAGTTTGTTTCGTCTA